TCCGCCCATGGCGCTGATGTAGCTAGATGGGTTCGCAGCGGCGGCTCCAAGCCCGGCCTGCGCAGTCCCCATGGCGGCGGCAGAGGGTGCGACTCCTGCGGATTGAGAGAGCATGTTTAAGCCCTGCTGCCCGAAACCGGCTTGCTGAGCCGCCAGCTGCGCTGCTTGAGACCCTGCACCCGTTGCAACCGCCCCCGCACCGGGAGCTGCGATATTTGCAGCGGCACCTGCGGCCGTATTTGCAGCCGTTGTGCCGAGACCTGCTGCCAAACTACCACCGCCGTAGCCACCCAAGCCGCCCATAAAGGCACCCATGAGCGGGTCTTCCTTGTTTGTTGCGGCACCTGCCAGACCGCCAGCAATCATGCCGGAGCCAGGAACGACGAAGTTCGCAGCGAAGCCCAGAATCGTGGGCAGCATGCTACGCAGAAAGCCCGCCTCCATCATGCCGGTCTCGGGGTTTCGGGTGAGCTTGCCCCCCGCTGCCTTCGCCAAGCCCTGCATGGCGCTTACCTCACCCTTGGTGAAGTGGACCAGCTCGGTGTCTGCGCCGCGACCGGCCTTGCGTACTTGTTCAGCTGCTTTTTTCAAACTCATGGGTGTACCTCGTTGGCCGATTTTAGGTCTTAATCTTGAGCACGTCACCTGCGGTCGTGTCTCGGTACACGTCCCCGCTGCGCAGTGTGGCCAGCGCCGCTTCGGTAGGCAGCGTTCGCAAGTCAAGATTCAGGGCGGCGGCACTCAGCGCGGACACGCTACTCAGTTGGTTAAAGTAGATCCGAAGCGAGTTCAGCAGCTGCTCCACGTACCTCCGGTCATATTCCAAAGGCGCTACGGGCAGCTGCGGTGGGGCTATTTTCTGTGGTGTTGGCATGGTATCAAGCTCGGCCGTCAGGACGTACGTCAAGTCTCGGGATGCCCAGCCGCCACTTAACGCCCAGCTCCGAAGAACCCACGGAGAGCGAAAGCTGTCGGCCTCTAGCCCGGACGTAGACAATCTCCGTGAACAGCTGCACCTTGTAGCTGCCGCGTTGGCGGTAGTCGCTTTTGCTGGTTACGCTGGGGTTGTTGTCCGGCCCATACGCTGCACCCGGGTTTCGCCGAGGACGTATTGTAAAGTTGGCAGTGGGGCTGTCCGACGAAGACCCATCGAAAGAAATGTCTGGCACGATGCGCCAAGCAAACCCGTAGCTGTGCCCGTCTCCAATATCAAAGTCCGAGGACTCCACGTACGAGACAATTGGGCTGTCCGGGGAGGTGGTGCCATCATCAACACCGTTCTCGTGATAGAGAAGCTGGCCGTTGTAGCCCGAAGCCGTAGGGGTGTTCCGTAGTGGGTCGTCAGACCACGCCGTGCGACTCAAGGTTCCGTAGTACCAGATGCGCTCTAGGTGGTTGTAAATAACATACCGGTCCACCACTGTGTTGGGGTTTGCCGCAGTACCTAGGCCACTGTCACCCGTAATAGAGCAGTAGTACCACCAAACCTCGTCATACCCCTCGTTGGTTCCTGCAAAGAACTGAAACTTCTGGTCCGAGTTCAGATCATCAAAAACGTACTGCCGAACAGAACAGGGGAGTGTCTCGACCCGGCCCGAGTAGGTGTAGAACTTATCAACACCCATCCAGTACGTAATGCTGTTGACGCTCACAGCCGCGTTTGGGCCCATGATGGAGATGTTATCCCCCACCAGCTGAAAGCCCCAGACAAAGGGCGGACCCAGGTACTGCATGGCGTACACCGAGGCATCTGTGAAGACCAGAATCTCCTGACGTGTCTGTAGCGCTGTGATGATGGTGGAGCCGCTGCTGAGCGTGTAGCTGCCGGCCTGATTGGTTATTGCAGGCGCCCAGACCGAGAAGTCTTCTTGATCCGACCAGCGTACAAGCATGGGCGTCTGTACGGTAGATCCGTAGTCGTTGCACCCGAAAGCGATGATGAATCGCGATGAGTCTGAGACAAGCACATAGTTGGCCATCAGCGGGCAAGACGTGTCCACGGATACCGTGGTGGTGCCCGAGCCTGTCAGGACGTTCTTGACCACTACGCTGGCGCCGGGTCCCAGTGTCTGCGCCCGATCAAAGACGGTGGGCGAGTTGTTGACCGCCCAAAAGTACAAAGGACCACCTCGGTAGTTGAGTATCAAGTTCTCACCGAAGTTTTTGTCGCTCCACAAGCGCAGCTGGGCGCCAATGCCCAAGCCTGCAAACGAGGCGTCCCCCCAGCCCGTTGCCGCAAACCCCGTGTTGACGCCGCCCCAACCGCCCGCACCCCAGCCCACATTGACTGTGTATATTTCACCCCCGGTTGTGACTTGGTACGCGCCTACAGCAGCGGCTCCTCCGTCGCCCGTATCACTCGCATCCGCCGCAACCCCTGCCACCACGGTGTAGGTGTCCCCTGTGAGTATCGAGACGACCTGAAACTCTGCGTTTAGAACGCCCGCCGTGATGACGCCGCCCAAGGACACAGCGTCGCTGAAAGTCACAAAATCATGAGCCTGGGCACCGTGTGTTGTGTTCGTTACCGTGAGCGTCGTGGAGCCCGTGGTGGCTGCGAATGTGACGCCCCCTGCGGCCGTGGTGGCTCTGAGCGGTGTGATGTCGTAGAAGCTACCCCCAGGGCCGTTCTGAATGTAGTACTTGAGGTGAGTGCCCAACCCCAACAGGTTCAGGTTTGCAAGCGTGAGCCACCCTCGAAGTGAGCGGCAGATGCCCCAGAAAGAGGCGGGTCTAAGTGGTGCAGGGTTTACTGGGGGTTGCAGCGTCGCGTCAGCGCGCCCGGTATCGCTTATCCAACCACCGATCTTTTCTGCGTACCCCCACCGAAACCGGATCTTGTCCCCGTCGAAAAAACCCCCCTTGTTTGACAAAGAGGTGCCCTCTCGCACCAGTCCTGGACGCAGCTGAAGTTTTTGAAGGGGCATGACGGTCCTTATGCGAACGCAGGAAGCGCCTGCTGGTACAGCGCCTCGCGCTGGGCAAGCCCTATAGTACCGCCATTGATTGCGAGCGTCATCCCCCGGACATCACCAGTGTCAGCCAGCCGGTTAAGCTTGTTCACCGACCAGAACCATCCAGCAGAAAGTGCCGCGTTCACTGGCAGCATCAAGCGCTCGGGGTGTAGTTCAAAGTTCTCCCCAATGGCGCGCCCGCACGCACGCTGGTTGTTCTTGCCAGTCAGCTGTTTCAGGCCGAAACCTCGGTGGCGCCACCCGTCGCCAGACTCCTCGGAGCTGTTGCCCATTCGGTTGGCGTACACGGAGTTTGCAATCATCTCTGGCTTGCGGTGGAACAATCGCGCGCGCTCCGTCGGCAGGTGGCGCCCTTTGGCGTCTTTCATGTAGGCACCCGACATGTCGCGTTGTGCAAAGCGTGTGGGCCATGTGGCCGCAAGGCCCGTGGCCGAGTAGTTCAGGTTCTCTTCGAGCTGGGACAGCCCACCGGACTCGTGCCCGATCTGGCTCAGGAACGCCGCGACACGCAGTGGGCTCGTGATGTCATAGGCTTTGCAGGTGCCCTGCAAGAAGGGCAGAAACAACTCCGCGTTGGCGCGGTTCGACCCCGTGGCCAGCATCAACTGTTCAGGGTTCAGAGGGATCACTTTCGGCCTCCGCCCATGAGGTCAGTCTTCTTGTCGCTGCCGTTGGATGAACCCACCCAGAACTGCACGAAGGCGCTAATGACTGTGCCCAGCAGGAAGCCCAGAATAGTGTCTGCGAAGCGTGTGCTGGCTATAGGCAACTCGATGAAGGTGATGCCCGCGATGTAGAGCGAAGACACCACGGACCAGAAGATCGTCAGGTACATCACGAAGCGCTTGGAGAAGGTGTCTTCTTGCTGCAACGCCAAACTTTGCATAGCCCGAGCGTCGGCCCGGTCCTGGTTGGCCAGCTCGACGTGCTTCTGGGCAGCTTCGCGCAACGCCGTGATCTCCTCTCCCGACATATCGGGCTTGATCTCGATGCCCGTCTTTTCTTGCACGTAGTCAAGACCCCTGTCCAGCACCGCCTGCGCCACTTTCGGCAGGTTGTTCGCCAGCAGCGTGGATAGAATAGCGGGTAGTAGTGGGATCATCTTAACCTCAGATCTTGCTGGCGGCTACGAACAGATCATCCAGCTGCAAGGGAGTGACTCCTAACTGCGTGGCCATGGCGTTGACCTGCGTGTTGCTGCGCTCGAATTCACTTGCGTAATTCCACCAATCCTGAATATCTAAACTGCCAGCCGCTACAGCGTCTTCTACTGCGGAGCGCAGCCCGAATGCGCTCAGGGTCTGTCGAATCTGCCTTGGTGTCACGATCGCAGGGACTGATGCAAGGCGCTTGGCTTCTACGTCTTCGGCAGTCAGGTTCAGCACACGCCACTGCTGGGCGTACTCGCCGTTAACGAGCGCTGGGGTTGTCTCAACTACTTGCTGAAGGGTCTGATCGACTGCTGGCGCAGGCTTAAACACAATAGCGGCGTACCCTTCAGGCTCACCTAGGTCTTTGGGAAAACTCGTGTTGGGGAACGCGGCACGGACTTGCGTCTCCGTGAGCGGATATTTGTTGTCGGCAAGCCGTATGTAAAACATATTTAGTCCTTAATTTGTTCAGCCAGAATGTCGCGCACCAACAGTGCTTTTCTCTGCTCCAGCTTTTCGGTCATCAGTGTGGCTGCGAGCTTGTCTCGAAAGATAAGGTCTGCCACCAGCATAATCTGCGCTTCGTCCTGAATGTTGGCAACCAGCGTGGCAAGATCAGAGCCTCTAAATTTGAGCAAGTCTTCAGGCCAGACGGATGGAAGCCTTGAAATCATCAACGTGTAGTTGTCGATGTTCAGTTGGTAGCCGAATATCTCTTCTTTGCGTTGCTGCAAAGATGTTTTTAGTGTTTCTTGTTTGTTCATTTTTTAAGAAGGGCTGAAAGCCACACTAAGCCCGCTATCTGGGACTGCTGTTGACGGGTCGGCGTACTTAGTACCAAACCCAGAAGACCAAGGGTAGACTGAAATAAAGGGGGTACCAGAGTGTGCTACTGCTATGTCATTGCCAGAAGGGCTGAAAGCCACGCCACGCCCGGTAGTTGGGATCGCTGTTGAGGGGTTGGCGTACTTAGTACCAAACCCAGAAGACCAAGGGTAAACTGAGATGTTGGGGGCACTAGCGTGTGCTATTGCTACGTCATTGCCAGAAGGGCTGAAAGCCACACTAAGCCCGCTATCTGGGACTGCTGTTGACGGGTCGGCGTACTTAGTACCAAACCCAGAAGACCAAGGGTAAACTGAGATGAAAGGGGCAACAAGGTGTACTATTGCTACGTCATTGCCAGAAGGGCTGAAGGCTACGCCAAGCCCGGTACTTGGGATTGCTGTTGACGGGTTGGCGTACTTGGTGCCAAACCCAGAAGACCAAGGGTAGACTGAGATGAAAGGGGAATTGCTGTGTGCTATTGCTATGTCATTGCCAGAAGGGCTGAAAGCCACGCCATTCCCGAAATCTGGGACTGCTGTTGACGGGTTGGCGTACTTGGTGCCAAACCCAGAAGACCAAGGGTAAACTGAGATGAAAGGGGCAACAAAGTGTACTATTGCTACGTCATTGCCAGAAGGGCTGAAGGCTACGCCAAGCCCGGTACTTGGGATTGCTGTTGATGGGTCGGCGTACTTAGTACCAAACCCAGAAGACCAAGGGTAGACTGAGATGAAAGGGGAATTGCTGTGTGCTATTGCTATGTCATTGCCAGAAGGGCTGAAAGCCACGCCACGCCCGGTAGTTGGGACTGCTGTTGACGGGTTGGCGTACTTGGTGCCAAACCCAGAAGACCAAGGGTAAACTGAGATGAAAGGGGCAACAAGGTGTGCTATTGCTATGTCTGTACCTTTAGCAACAACCCCCAGTGACGTTAACTGCAGAAGGCTCATATCAACTTCCCGTAGACAATAGCCCCAGCGTTTCGGGTCCAGAAAAAGAACTGGTCCACTCCCGATGTCTGCAGAGCTGTCCGGCCACTGTTAGCCGCCAAGTACACCGAGATAGACGAAGTGGTCGTGCCGTCAGGCTTCATCCACAAAATGCTACCGGGCCACGTGACGGTGAACGCGCCCCCGTTAGTCAGAATAAACAGCAACTCGCCAAGGTTGCCTGTGGGTGGGAAGTTACTAAACGCTACCGTGTGCGAACCTGTGGCAGTGGCTGTCTGAATGCTGCCCTGTGTATAGTCATATGTTTGCGTAGCTGTACCGCTGTTGCCCTTGTCAAAAACCGGGTAGCCTGTGTCGATCAACAAAGAACGCGACACCAACTGATCCGACAGCACCTGTGCGCCTGTGAAGGTATTGGCCCCCGTGGACGCGGCAACAGTGTTTTGCCCAAAGAAGTTTGTGCCATCTGTCCACAAACTGGCGATCTTGCCCGCTGCCACCGTGATTGTGGCGCCCCCTGTGGGAGTCGTTCCGTTGACTGCTGTGGCGTTGCCCAGCGTGGCCGTGTACGCCGTGTTGTTGTACACCACGTACTGCTTGGGCGTGGGGGGTGCGAGTACCGAGAAGTTTGCAGTGGTGGTTGTCGTCAGCACCAGCGTGGCTTGCCGCGCCTGATCTGCCAGACCATTTGCCGCTGTAAGTGCCTGCGGCGTTGCTACAACCGACACAGCGGCTACGCCCACAATAGCCTTCTCGATCAGAGTGCCCAGGTTGGTGTTGGTCGTGGAACCCCAGTTTCCTGCTTGGTCACCAGTACCAATCAGCTCTATGCGGAGGTCGGGGGAGTAGGTACTTGCCATTTTGCTTCCTAAATTATGCTGGTGTCGAACACCACCCAGCCGGGGTCCTGCGTGTTGTCAATGAGAATCCAGTTGTCGACCCCTACCCGCGCAGCAGCGCCGGCGGCTATCTGACCCAGTATCGCGTTTGTGCGCTGCACCTGCAAGCTACCCGCTGCACCTGTGCCGGCGACACCCGTCAGCGCCACGAATACATTGGTGCCCACCGTTCCGACAGCGGCACGTGCCTGGACGCCCTGAGTAGCAGTTAGCTGCCCGATTAGCCCTGTGGCTTGCACACCCGAGAGGCTGCGCGTACGTACTGGTGCTGCTGTTCCTACCTCGGCCGCTGCCTGATTGCCAGAAAGTGCTACGGTGCGGGCCGTGCTTGGTGTGCCTGCAAACCCGTTGGCCTGAACGCCGCTAAGCGCGACGACAGCACTCGATGCTACCGAGCCAACACTGCCTGCGGCCTGGGTGCCCAGTATTGAGACGGCCGTGGAGGTCCCAGTACCACCCGGCGCAGCCGCAGCAGAAACGCCGGAGATCTCCAGCGTACCGCCCCAGCCGTTATCCCCCCACGCGTTGTCACCCCAGCCGAGTGCCATGTCCTACCCCTTACGTTGTGGCTAGACGGAGCAAGCCCAAAGTTGCCGAGTTCGCGGGCATGGTCAGCGTAAAGGTCCCGGCAGTAACTGTCTGCGAGCCAAAGATGTGAACGCTGACCGCCCGGTTGCCTTGCGAGGAGTTGTAAATCAAGGCTGTGTCAAAAGCAGTTGAGAGTGTCACGTCCGTGTAGGAAATAGATGCTCCGGGTGTCCAGTACGCAACCCCGGCCGTTGCCGAAGTGTTAGCGCCCAGCGGATTCGTGGAGTTTGTGACAGCCACACCGCCCGCCGTGTAGCCGGTGCCTGTGACTTCGTTGGTCGTCGAATACGCCGTAGTGGCTGCATTGATCGTGGCAGTGGTAACAAACAGCGCTGCCTTGAAGGAGTCCACCGTGTCGGCAGTGTGGGCCACGTTGACTGTGCTGAAGTTGTGGGTGGCCGTCAGCAGTTCTCGAAGGAACGACGTGGTCATCGCCTGGGTATTTGCCATGGTATTTTCCTTTATGCAATAGCTGCCGCTTCAGCGAACAGCACGGGGGACGTCTTCAATCGAACATGCACTGAGCGGTGTACCAGCTCACCAGACAACCAGTACTCGGTCCAGTCTGTACACTCGATTTCGTTGTCTACTACGCCCGTCTTGCGCTCAAGCAGCGCGTCGTCCATGGGGCCGTGTGTGGTGGTGATCAGCATCAGTGAGTCCTTATATTCGATTGCGAGGTACTCAGGTGACCCGAACTCGGGCTTGCCCGTTGCGGTAAGCATCGCCCCGCTCTAAACCATCCCCGAGACGCTTGGCCAAGTTGAGCGCTTCCTTGTACTTGGCGTCGATGCCCGTGACGATGTCGACCTCAGACTTCATGAATGTGTATGCCTCTACCAGCGCCCCATACAGCAAGACTGAGTCGATATTATCACCTAGCCAGGAAGTTCCGGCCGTTGTGATGGATTCTGGATAGTAAAAATAGTGCAGCTCGGAGAC